GGACTGGGTAGGTGTGACTGGACTGGGTAGGTGTGACTGGACTGGGTAGGTGTGACTGGACTGGGTAGGTGTGACTGGACTGGGTAGGTGTGACTGGACTAGCCACGTTAGGGTTTATCCTAATATGAAAATGTGTTTTAATTTAAGAAACTGTGTTTGTTGTTTAACTAAGGAGGATGTATGACTGATGCAATTAGAGTTATTGATATGCTGGTGGGACTGGTCTATGACCTATATCCCGATGAAGAATATGAAGAGTTTTATGGTGTAAAAGAAAAGATTGCCATAGCGCAAGAGTTTATCAACACAATAGCGGAGGATGTATGAACATTCAGATAACACGCAACAACCCACAATCTTGGTTTGATTTATTGTGGGAATGTATTGACTTTTACCGCAGTGAGGTAGAGAATAACGATGACTACGAGTTTAATCGTAGCCAGTATGATGAGAAACTCGATGATCTTGCCACTGCAATGGCTTGGATTGCTGAGGACTTAAATGAAATGGCTGGGTATGCCATTGATGATCAACCATAAGGAGGATGTATGACTAACCATTATGTTGTAGAGATTTGCCCACAAGGAGAAATCCATTATTATTGGGAGGATGTGATGGCTGGCAGTTCTAAAGAAGCTGTTACCATTATTAAGAAACGCAAACCTAATTGCGATGTGCAACAAGTTGCGTTAACATTAAATGATTGGAATGAGGAGGTAGTATGATGGACTTAGAACAAGGTAACGGAATGAAACTGGTGTTGGTGATTACTGCCGATGATGGCAACTCACTGGGTGATGCTTTGCAAGCCACCATTGACGATATCAGCATGGGTAAAAAGAAAGCCAACGAAGCAAGCGATGAGTATGCGTATGTATTCCAGCTCTACGATGTGCGGACTGATACGGCCATACAGGAGAATGTATGAACAAGCAATTAAGTATTGAGAAACAAGCTGACCACTATGTCTTAACGGAGCAGTCCAGCAAGGAGTTTTATTCGCAGATTAACAATGAACAAACTCCTTGCGATGGATGCATCCATGCGGATAACTGCGGTCATAATAAGTTAGCGTGTAATGCGTTTGCTTTGTATGTAAACAATGGCTCTGTGAACTGGGAGATTCCACGCAAGCCAACTCGTAGGACTTATGCTCGTATCATGTGGTTTGATGACAAAAGTTTGATTAGGGAAATTAACAAAGAATTAAGGGAGCGTGTATGACAACGAAGTTAGTATGGTTTGGTAGTTTTGAGTTCGGGGACTTCGACAAGTCAGGTGACAAATACCCCTGTGTGCTTATCCATAAAATTGACGAGAAGGTATGGGTGGATGAATCAGAGATCGAGGACTACATGGCGGTAAATCACCATGATAGCTGGATGATCCCCGAAGAATGCAAGGGCTTTGAAATCTTTTACACTAAAACATTTATGAAGGAGCTATCATTATGAACAACGATTTCTTTTTTAGCGAAGTAAAGATTGTGGCTAACCATGCCATGAGATACTCTGATCCTCTTGAAGTTGGAGTTGAACATGGTATAAAATACCTCAAGCAAAAGCGGTTCAGCGATGACTCTTGGAAGTTCACTGAAGATAGGTTTGACAAGTATGCTGAGCGTTATACTGTATTAGCGAAACAAATGGTAAAAGAATTTTTAACTGTAAAGGAATTGAATCTATGAACATCATTGACGAACTTGGACTTATCAATCAAACCATCGCCCAGTTAGAAGCCGATGCGCGGAGAATTAAAGCAGAGCTGATAGCGCGTGGGGTGGGTAAGTATGATGGCACTCTATTCTTTGCTGAGGTTCAGCATTACGACAGAGCCACTATCAGCCCTCGCCTAGTGCGTGAGGTGCTGGACTCGGACTTGATTCCATCGGTAACTGAAATCAAACCGATTGATGCTGTTGTGGTAAAATCTCTAGGTGAGTAACTACAAATTCATCTTGATTGACGAGTTCGGTGGGGCAGTGCGAAAGTTTGCTAACAAACTGGAAGCACAACCCTACCTGACCGAAGGGACAACGCTCTTGCGATTGCCACCTCAACCAAGTGCATATGAGCTTGCTACTATAACCCTAGAGAAAGCCTTATTTTGAGCAAAAATGATTTTTTAACGGACTATTTACAATCCCTGTATGGTATCCCCGTGCTATCTTCTGCCGATGAATACAAGCTGGCTGAGCGCATAGCACAAGGGGATGACTATGCTTTAGAGCAACTGGTCAAGCATAATCTCAGATTCGTGGTTTATACAGTGCGTAAGATGACCGCATGGAATCACAGTCGTGTGCCACAAGAGGACTTAATTGGACTGGGCAACGAGGCTTTATTAAAATCCGCTATGCAGTGGAAGCCTACCAACGGGGCTAAGTTTGCCACCTACGCTAAACGCTTTATTATGCGTGGTGTAGAGCGTGGACTGGACAACACCGAAAACCTAGTGCGTATACCCATCAAAGTGAGGGAAGAGATACGCAAGATGACCTACACAGAGCGAGCATTGACTCAGACTTTGGGGCGACCTCCAACTGTCCATGAGGTATCAATTATCCTTAACAAATCTGTTAAGCGCATCAATCAATTAAAATTTTACTTACTCCAAGAGCCTAGCTCATTGGACGCTTTAAATCTTGACAAACTGGAAGAAGAAAATGACGCTGACTAAAGAGCAACAAATAGCTTATGACCGCTTTATACGGGCTAGGAATAAAGTAAGGCTGGGGACTTATGGACGGGGTGGGTTGCATCCCATAATCCCGCATAGCGAGGTGACTTGCACAGTGGACATCGCTGGGTTTAGTCATCCGTTTTTTGAACAAAATGATGAGTGGATAGAATACCTTGAAGCATCAAAGGCATGGTGGGCAATAGAGCCTGAATTCCGTAAAGACGAGCGTATGAGCATGATTCGAGGGGACTATGGGACTGAGGACTCTTGGAAAGAAAAGAAATCAACACGAAAGGAAATAGCATGAAAGGCAAAGCAATACCAGTAGATCAATACAACAGTGATGGAGACATGATTGGTATTGAATTTAATAGCCCTTCAGGGGAGTTTATTATTGAGGCAGCTTGGGATGAAAGAGACGAGCAAAACAGTGAAAACAGGGTGGCTTTTAGGAAGTGGGCTTATCATATGCTCAAACAGATGGGCTACGAGGTGGCCATATGAAACAATGCACCGGAAACTACAATCAGGGCAGAAATGTGTGTGACTGCACTGGACTGGAAGGGGACTACGGCATTTATGACCGCCAGTCTTTCTTACAGCGTGACTTGGAAGAAGAAAAGTGGAACAAAATTGGCAACTGGCTACTTTTAGCCACAGTTTTGTATTTTGGATACCATTTGACACACTTCTTCCTAAATTGACACACTTCCAAAATCAAAGTGTGTCACGAAAAAGTCAATGAAATCAAGGACTTGCGAAGGATTGACACACTTGACACACTTTTTTGCTATATTTACCTCTCCTATGTTATTATTATTTTTTTTAAAAAAATTAAAAAAATACAAAAGAAGTGTGTCAAGTGTGTCAATCGGCTCTAAGTCCTTGATTTATATAGGGGGTGTGTAAAAGAAGTGTGTCAATTCACTGGCAATTTTGACACACTTGACAGACATTGGTTAGTGACCACTAACATAGTTTGCGTATTAGTAGGAACAGATAATGGAGAATAATATGATTAAACCATCAGCATTAGAAGTAAAGTTTGATGAGATACCGATGGACTTAAAGATGATTCCTCGGTTTCTTTTATGGAAATATACCCTGATTGACAATCAGAAGTGGGCTAAAACCCCAATGCAACTCAATGGTCGTATGGGTAGCTCGACCAACCCAGGGACATGGGTAGACTTCTTGACAGCACAGAAAGCATACGAAAATGGCGATTTTGATGGCATTGGTTTTGTATTTACTGGGGATGATGACCTTGTTGGGATTGATATTGATGATTGTCGCAATCCTGATACAGGAGTCCTAACAGACTTCGCACAGAACATCGTGGACAGCACACAGGGGTATTGTGAAGTTAGCCCCTCTGGGACTGGTGTAAAGATATTTACCCGTGCTGAGAAGTTTGCCGCGCATGCTGACCACGAGATTGGCTTTGAGGCATACTCAAACGGCAGATACTTCACCATGACAGGACACAAACTCGGTGGTGACTTGCCTGACACCCCACAGGACTTATCAGGAATCATGCCCGTTCGCCCGCTAAGAACCCGTGATGCGTTTGAGAACTACACACCCCCTGTGGACGGATGGGACGTTCACCGTGTTGAGAATGAGTTGCTTTCTCATTTAGATGCGGACTGTGGTTATGCGGACTGGACTGCTGTTGGTATGGCATTGCATCACCAGTTTCAAGGCGATGTGGAAGCACTGGAAGCGTGGGATCGTTGGAGCGCACAGTCATTAAAATACGCATCAACTGGCATCAATTCGTGCATCAACAAGTGGAACACGTTTAGGGGTCATGGGACTACACTTCGCTCATTGATCTTCAAGGTGAACCAAAAAAAGCTCAAGGAGGCACTCGATCGGGGCGAGATCGTGTTAGACGCCTCCAATCCACTTGACCACGCCCGTAAGTTCTTAGCTTCGTTATACGAGGTTGAGGGAGGATTTCGTCTTGTTCACTATGCTCAAGAGTTCTTTATTTACAATGGGACTCACTACACCAGCATCGAGGAACAGACCATCCGTTCACAACTTTATAAGATGCTAGACAAGTGTCAGAAGCAAGATAAGAAAGGAAATCTGCTACCATTTACAGCCAACCCAGCGGTCATCAATGCTGCCTTGGATGCAATTAAGTCGATTGTCCACCTTGCTAATGATCCGAATGCCAAGCCACCAGTGTGGTTAGATGGGTTTGAAGCAAACCACCCACCAGCAGAAAAGTTGATCAGTATGCGAAATGGACTGTTCAATATGGATACGTGCACGTTGTATCCGCACTCACTGGGATTCTTTACTTACAACTCGCTACCATTCGAGTATGACCCGAAGGCAACTTGTCCGGACTGGTTGAAATTCTTGGACGATGCGTGGAAAGACGATGAGGAATCAAAGAACTTGTTGCAAGAGTATTTTGGATACATTCTGTCAGGCGACACTCGTCAACAGAAGTTTTTGAATGTTATTGGGCCTCGCCGTAGTGGTAAAGGCACGATTAACCGAGTTCTGACTGACTTACTTGGACAACATAATGTGGTAAGTCCACAGATGGAGGAGTTGTGCGATACCTTTGGACTACAACCATGGCTTGGTAAACAGCTTGCGTCCTTTACGGATGCGAGGGTGACAACTAAAAGCTCAGCTGGCGTTGTCTCTCAGTTGTTACGTATTGTTGGTGCGGATACTGTGACTGTAAACCGCAAGAACAAGGAAGCATGGTCGGGGTATTTACCAACACGAATTATTGTGTATTCCAACGAGATGCTACAACTGGCGGAGAACTCTAACGCATTGATTGGACGTATGTTGGTGTTGATTATGAAGAATAGCTTTTGGGGTAAAGAAGATCACAACCTAGCAGAGCGTTTGTCTAAAGAGCTAGCTGGTATTTTTAACTGGGCGATTGAAGGACATAAGAAGCGCACAGCAAGATCAGGCGAACGTTTTGTGCAACCTAAATCTAGTGAATCTTCTTTGGAAATGATGACAGAGCTATCTAACCCGTTGCTGTCGTTTGTTGAGGAAGCGCTGGATTTCACACCCGAAGGCGAGGTTGATAAAGACGATTTGTTTGCTTGTTATAAGCACTGGGCGATTAAGAAAAACTTACACCCTGGCACAGAGATGTCTTTCAAACGTAGGTTTGCGGCCTCTACACAGGAACATCATGTGGAGTCGTATCGCAAGCGTAGTGAAGGAGCTGTACAGTATTTGTATCGTGGTGTAAAATTGAAACCAAAAGCACAGCAGTACGCTGATTCTGTGTCTAACTTTGAAAGAGAGATATTTTGATGACTGAACAAGAACTAAAGGAAATGTATGCAGCGTTTGCGCTCATGGGTTTGGTAGCCCGTGGTGCAAGCCCAGCAGAAGTGCGTGACATGATGTGGACATATGCAGAGTTTGCTATGTTGGGCAAACTGAATGAAGAAGCGTTTTAACTTTCCACGCATCATCAAGCGCAGCTTGTTTGGCGTTATCTTCGGTGACGCTGGCAAGCGGCGCCTTGTTCAAGACTACTATAATAAGCCAAAACGTATTAAAGCGCGCTTTAAGATGCAAAAGATTAGACGTGCGCACCAAGGCTGGCGTAACAAGGTGCATGGTAGTATATGGGCGTTAAAGGTTCGTAAAACATTCGGCAGACGTAAACCAACACCACAATTTAGGAGATAGCATGAACATCCGTTTTTACAAGGCACCATGGTTTAAAGGAGAGCCATTACAATGGAACTCTGTACGTTTTAATGGCGGCGATGTATACTATGTCTATAGACTTGGGCCAATACTTTTACAGGTGAGAAAATGAACGCAAATGAACTAGCTGATGCAATGGAAATTCGTGCGTCAATTCGTAGGCAAGCAACAAGCCGTAAGAGCGTACAAGAAGGTGCTAACGACAGACTTGCTGACCAATTAGACCAAGCCGCCACCATGCTACGCCAGCAACAAGCTGAAATAGAAGCATTAAAAATGGATATACATTCATTGACTTATGGTGAAAGACTTGCCGAGTACTTAAGAAAGGCACAAGAGAAATGAACGCAAATGAATTAGCTGATGAACTAGATAGCATTTCTTATGATTGCACTATTGAAGAGTGGCGAGCATCGCCTGTAGGTAGTGCCGCCGCAATGCTACGCCAGCAACAAGCTGAAATAGAAGCATTAAAACACTGGCAAGATACATGGCGCCCGTTTCTTAAACAACACTTTGGGATAGAAAAATGAACGCAAATGAACTAGCTGTTGAGTTGGAACATTACCTCAAAGGTGAAGAGTATGACCGCCTTGTTTGGGAAATACCTGACTTGCTACGCCAGCAACAAGCTGAATTGAAAGAGTTGAAGTTGGCTAGGTTGGCTGATTTAGATGTTATCTTAAAACAGCGAGCTGAAATAGAGTTATTGTTTAAAGAAATACCTGAATTTGAAAAAGTCTTTAGCAATGAACCAGTAGCGTATGGAAAGTATTTAGAAGAACATGATTATTGGGTAACGGCAAGCGGTATTATTCCAGACCCAAAAGAAGGTTATGTTCCACTCTACACCCATCCAGCAAAGACACTAACAGATGAGGAAATAATTAGTTCAGCAGAAGAAGCTGGATTTAATTGGTCAGAAGATAAAGGAATCTTTGTAAGACATTCAAATGGTAGTTGGATTGGTCTTGATTCAAAGATGGTGGATTTTGCTAGAGCAATACTAAGAAAGGCACAAGAGAAATGAACTTATACGACAGAGTTCGGGATAGAGCAACTTTTTTATACGACAACATCAATGATTTGGACAATGAAAGACTTTTGACTTACATAAGCGAAGAATTGGAAAATGTTTTAGAAGAGTTACTAAGAAAGGCACAAGAGAAATGATATATCTACTAATTGGATTGCATATTACATTTTTTGTTGTGGCGGGATTTTTGGCTGGATTGTTGTATTCAATGGCAATACTAATAAAGGCACAAAAAAAATGACTACATTTTGGAGCAGAGTAACGATAACAATTCTAAGTATTATTGTAATTTTTCAATCTTTTATGATGATTATTGCAAGTAAACATTGCTAAGAAAGGCACAAGAGAAATGAACGCAAATGAACTAGCTGATTTGCTTAAAGAAAACTCAGCGTTAATTATTGAATTAAATAACACAACACGCCAGCAACAAGCTGAAATAGAGGCGTTGAAAAAGCAAGTAAAAGCGCAGGACAATTCTATCGCTGCAGCAGATATGATGATTGCCCAGTTTGAGGATAAGTTTGGTGACTATGAAAAAGCAATCAATGGAAGCTACAACAAAGTCAGCCCGCATGAATTTATTGCCGCAGTGACAGGCAAAGAGCATATTGTAGGGACACCGATGATGTATACAGAATGGCCAATGAGGGACGATGAATGACCACCTTCACCACACAAGACCGGCAAGATGCGCAACGCACCCCGTTGACTAATCAACAAATTAGAGAAATTATGGAACAGTGCACATTCACAGATTACACGCTGGATAATGAAGAGCCGTTTGAGCAGTTTAATTACCTTGAGTTCGCCCGCGCCATCGAACGCGCCCACGGAATAGGAGAATAGGTTATGACACACAATGAAGCAATGGAAAGAATTACTAAACTAGCACAAGAATCTATTGATGAACTTATGGCAATGAACACCGCATCAGCAACTGCCGAAGCTATTGCTATAGCAATTTGCCAACTTAAAAACAAAGAGGGTAAACTGTTAAGAGTACAGCTATCTGATTCACCAACAGAGCACATTGAACTTTGTTTCCAAATTGCAAAAATGTTGAGAAAAGAATGAGCTTCACCATCTACCAAGCAGACGGGCTCAAAGTCATCCAGTGGTTCCCAACCACCGACGAGCTTATTGCCAGCATGCTGGCCAACCCTAACGACAGGTACCATCGAAATGATTGACATAGGAATAGCACTGTTAATAGGCTTCATGGCCGGCCTGTTTATAAAACCAAAAGACAAAGACCTAGAAGAGCAAAAAGCAATCTATGACAAGAAGGTTATTCAGTACGAGATTGATATTGCTTATTACAAACAACTGTGCAAATGGCACGTAGAACAAAGGAACCAAAATGGCAACAAAGATTAAAGTAGTTGAACCAGCAATCAAGACCAAGAGCGGCAAGATTATCAAGGACACTGCTGCATACTCCCACAAAGAGATCGAGCTAAAGGCTGGCGTAAAGAAAGACAAGCGTGGCTTCCTGTTATCCAACGGCAAGTTTGCTGACCGCAAAGAAGCCGCTAAGGTAGCCAAAGAAACCGGTGAGGTAAAGGATCCAGGCAAGAAGCTACACAGCCATGAACTACGCAAGGCCCTCGGCCTTAAGAAAGCAAAGGAACCAAAATGACAAAACACGATGGCGGCAAGGGAGACAAACAAATCCCACCACAAAATTTAGAGCAGTTTAATAAAAACTGGGATACTATTTTTAAAAACGGCGTACCAACATTGGAAGAATTGGAAAAACAACGTGACGAAGAACTCCGAGCAACAATCCCTTTTGGCCGATAAGCCCTACTACGTAGCGGATACTGGACACTTTGGTATTACGATCAAGGTGTGCTTTTCTGATGCTGCTTTTCAGCAGGCATTGAAAGACTCCAAGATCACTGCCAAACATAACTCCTTGGATCTTGGGTTAGCTGAGTCGCATTACATCCAACAAGAAGGCACACAGTTTGCCATGATGGCTATCGTGTTTAACTACGAAGACATGGCAAAACTAGATGCGTTAGAGCGCATGGGTATTATCTACCATGAGGTATCCCACACAACAACTCACGTCTTTGAATACATTGGCGAAGATGAATCTAAAATTGGTGATGAGTCACGCTCCTACTTAGGCGAACACATTTTTAAACAAGTATTTTCAATTTATGCAACGGAGGATGAAAAACGTGCAAATTCTAGAAAGCGCAATAGAACAGCATCTAACGAAACTAGTGAAAAAGTCCTCGGGGCTCTCCTTCAAATGGCTGAGCTCAATAACGGGAGTGCCGGACCGGATAGTGTTTCTGAACCAAAAAGTGTACCTCGTAGAACTAAAAACAGCAACGGGGGTACTAAGTCCAAGACAAGTGCTCGTGTTCGACGAGCTGGGTGAGCAGGGGTTTCCTGTTCATGTTCTTAGATCAAAAGAAGACGTTGAGGAATTTGTTAATGCGGCGCTTAAATCCTGACACCGGACAGCCTTTTAAAAAAGGTGATTATCGTGATGACGGTTTTCGGTTTTGGGGTTACGGCAATCTTAAAAACAAAAAAGACAAATACTTTGTTGAATTTTGGCGTTGTCCTTTTAAATATGAAAAAGAAAACCAGCGTATCAGAAATTGGCAAGCTGATAATCGTGGTAACATGAACGCAATTGCAGCAAAGGTAAGAGCCAAACGTAATCAAAGAAAACCCAAATGGATTAAAAATGTTTTTGTTGAGGAAATTAAAATATGGTACAAACGTGCAAAAATTTTGCAACAATTTACAGGACAGTTGTGGGAAGTTGACCACATCATTCCACTTAATGGTAAAAATGTATCAGGTTTGCATGTGCCTTGGAACTTACAACTCCTAACCAAAAAACAAAACCGTGACAAGAGTAACAAACATGAATGATAAAGATGCTCAAAAGAAACCAGCTACACCCGTATCAAAAAGAACTAATCAAGAAAGCTACGACCATTCCAAACCTTGGGCTCTTTCTACCCCCAGGCCTTGGCAAGACTACAACCACACTTACAATCATAGCCGAACAGTTCGATGGCAAGACATTGATCATAGCCCCCAAACGAGTAGCAGAGACAGTCTGGGATACAGAAGTCAAGAAGTGGGAGCATTTGAGCCAGTTAAAAGTTGTCAAAATCATGGGCACACCAGCCCAGCGAGAAGCCGCACTGAAAACCAAAGCCGATGTTTATTTGATAAATCTTGAAAACGTAGTTTGGCTTACAGACGCCGCAGATATGTTAGTGTTCACTAACTTAGTAATTGATGAGAGCAGCCGGTTTAAGGATCCTAGCACCAAGCGTTTTAAGGCACTCAAAAAGCATTTAAAGGGCTTTAAGCGCCGCGTTATCCTCACTGGCACACCTACCCCTCAGGGCATGTCTGATCTCTGGTCCCAGGTGGGTATATTGGACTTAGGGCAACGTTTAGAGACTAGCCTTACCAAGTTTAGGGATAAGTACATGGTGCCAGATCAGATGAACCGCCACACCCGCGTCGTGTATAGTTGGAAACTAAAGCCGGGCGCCGATAAGCAGATCCAAGGCAAAATTGAGGACATTTGCTTCTCACTCAAGGCAGAAGAATATTTGCAATTACCAGAGTGCACCAAGCTGTACCACCCTATTCAGATAGACAAAAACGTAAGGAGTAAATATGACGAACTTAGAAAAGACATGGTCGTTGACATCAAGAAAGAAAAAATCACAGCTCCAACAGCAGCGGCACTGGCGAACAAGATGCTCCAATTTACATCGGGAGCGGTCTATACTGAAGAAGGAGATGTCCAAGAAGTACACCGCGCTAAACTGGAATACCTTGAGTCGATCATGGAAGAATCTTCCAGCCCCACACTTGTCTTCTATCATTTCAAGCATTCGCTCCAGCGAATACGTCTTCAGTTCCCAGAAGCGGTGGTGCTGGACGATGACAACATTGAAGCGTGGCGTGGTGGCAAGATTCGTATGCTGCTTGCCCACCCGCAATCCGGAGGTATCGGGCTCAATCTACAGTGCAACGTTGGAGACACAGCACAGACGGTCTGGTTCGATCTACCATGGAGCTCAGAGAACTACATCCAGGCGAATGCTCGGATCTACCGCCAAGGGCAAGAAAAACCGGTTATCATTCATCACCTGACCGTGTCTGACAGTATTGACGAGCGCGTTATAAAAGTATTGGAAGGCAAAATAAATTTGCAAGAAGCACTTTTAAATGACCTAAATTGCGTATTAGTATGACTATGAAAAAAACAAGTATAATCAAGGCTGCAACCCCACGTTTATCCGATGAAGAGTTAGATCCAATTGAGCAAGATGATATGGATGGTATTCCCGTGGATGTAATTGACCCATTTCTTCCATGGCGCCCTGAAGATATTTTAGATATACGACGTTTGGTTTATGAACGTATGCCCGAAAAACAACGTGAAATTATTCATGGTTTTTTAGAAGGGCTTACATATAAAGATTTAAAAGTAACAGAAAAGTATTGGCGGTATCATTTTGAAAAAGGTGTTGAATTTATTAAAAAGGAACTTGGTTTATGAGCACATTTATTGTTGAGCATGAGTACAAAGGCTATCCGATATTTGAAACCATCTCTGGTGTAGAAGACATTGATACCTCTTTGTTTGATAAGATATTGACTATGTGGGTTTGCGACAGCCCTGAAGAGATTGCCGCTGTTGAAAATGAATTAAGGAAAAAGCATGCACGATCCAGTCAACCAGCCTAAACATTACACCGAGCATCCAAGCGGAATAGAATGTATTCAAATCACTGAGCACATGGGATTTAACCTTGGCAATGCGCTTAAATATATTTGGCGCTGTGATTTAAAACGAGACGCAGTTGAAGACCTACGCAAGGCGCGTTGGTATATTGACCGCGAAATTACAAAACGAACAAAAATAGAGGAGTGTGGAAAATGATTGTAGAAATTGATGATGATTTTGCGGACCAGATTGTGGTAAATGTGCTGGCAGATTCTTATGTTAGCATGAAGCAAATGCTAAAAAGTGGTGCCGTCAATCACGAAGATGATGTGGCGGCGTATCAAGAAATGATGCCGGCCCTTGAAATCGTAGGTAAATGGTTTAGCGCAGACTTTGCAACAGAACTTAAAAAAGCTAAGAAGAGGATGAAATGAATAACCAAATAGACTTAGAATCAGCCATCATGGTGGCGTGGCAAACCAGCGAAGACATTGATCTGCTGTACAAGCACCATGGTGACGCGCCCAGACCAATGACAGAAGATGAAGTGGCCACAGCACTACTTGGTATCAAGGCACTTCACGACATGCGAATGGAAAAGCTAATGGATACGTACTACCGCAAAATGGAATTAGATCAATATTGCACAGACCCAGTTAAGTTAGCAGCAAGAGAGGCAATGTTCCCAATTAAAAAGAAAGGTAAAAAATGACAGAACAAGTACAACAATCAGACCCGTTGGAAAACGAGATCCTTGAATTTAAATTCACAGTAAAACAAACCAATGCAATCCTGCACATCCTTGGGCAGGCACCATACGTTGCATCAGCCGGATTGATTGCGCTAATCCAGCAGCAAGGTGAGCCCCAGTTCAAGGCATTACTGGAAACAAAAGATGAGTGATGAAAATTTCATCCGCCAGTTCTTAAAGCACCGCAAGTTTGGCAACAACATTGCAAACGCGGTGGATGAGAGAACTAAGCGAAACAGCGAAGAAAAAGAGATGGAAGACCGGCTCAAGGCAGAGGCAATGACCAAGCTGATTGTCAATGAGATGATGCCAACCTTCAGAAAGATGATGGAAGAAGAGCAAAAGAAAAAGGAAAAGCCGGTCCGCAAGATCATTATTCCGGACTAGGGCGGAAGGCTTCAAAAAAGCGTATTAGTAAATATAGGACACGTCGTGAGACGCTCCTTAACCCCACTCTGGCCGTAAAGAAGGCCAAAGGCTGCCAGCGCGCCTTCATAGAACACTGGCATTCTCACAACACCCAAGACAGTGAGGATTTTGTACCAAAATGCGGGCATTTACACACACCACAACACACAGGAGATTTACCATGGTTTCACCATTTGAATTACGCTTTTCTATTTTTAACACAGCTAAAGACTTGATGATCAAGCAGCACGAAGCCAACATGGCGGCGTGGGAAGTGTTAAACAAAACAACTAAAGAGGCTGCAGAATTGGCTCCTCAGTTCCCAACAACTGAAGAGATCATTGATAAGGCTATTGAAATCAATACCTTTATCAGCGGTCAGACAACAAAAGAACTGGCTAACGTGGCTAAGAAATTAGCTGGCGTTTCAGTAATATTTTAACTTCACAATGAACCAAAAAACTACCTTTCGACATCGTAACTACGCTAAGCAAGACAGCTTAGGCGTGGCCATAGTGTAATGGTAGCACCAGACATTGTGACTGTCTTAGAATGGGTTCAAATCCCATTGGTCACCCCTAAACTGTTTTAAGGAATATATGGCAACTAAACCCGGTTTGTACGCAAACATCCACGCTAAACAAGAGCGCATCAAAGCTGGCTCCAACGAGAAAATGCGCAGACCGGGCGCCAAAGGCGCTCCAACAGCAAAACAATTTAAAGAGTCTGCAAAGACCGCTAAAAAATAATGGCAACTAAGAAAAATGTATCGCTTGCAATTGGCCGCGGTGAAAAGCTGCCTGCGTCTAAGGGCGCTGGGCTTACCGCCAAAGGTCGTGCTGTTTATAACAAAGCTACTGGCAGCAATTTAAAAGCACCACAGCCTGAAGGCGGTGCACGTAAAGATTCATTTTGTGCTCGTATGTCTGGCGTAAAAGGCCCGATGAAGGACGAGAACGGCAAACCAACACGCAAGGCAGCATCACTAAAAAGGTGGAAGTGTGGCAGCTAAAAAACCCCAAACAAAATACAAATTTGAACCCCAAATGTGCGATCGTATGATCGAGCTAGGTAAGCAAGGTGCATCTCAAAAGATGATATGGTCTGATTTAGGTATCACCAAAGCAGCTGCCGAAACAATGAAAAAGAACCATCCAGAGTTTGCTGAAGCTCTTGATATGGCTTTGGTACATAGTCAAGCTCATTGGGAGCGTCTAATGCTTGCTAATGCTGAAAATAAAAACTTCAATACCCGTATGGTAGAAGTAGCAGTTCGTGGTCAATTTCAAGACACCTACAAAGAATCCCGCGATGTGAAATTAGATGCTAAAGTGGAAACCAAGGTGGATTTCAATAAAGAAATTGCAGAATTGATTGCCGCCCTAAAAGCCTAAAAATATATTTTTTTAATTTTTACTAAAAAGCCACCCAAGAGGTGGCTTTTTTGCGTATTAGTAAGTATAATGGAAACCTCAATAACTTGAATTGAAAGAATAACTTGACTGCACATGCCCTCTTATCTGCTTCTGGCTCTAAACGGTGGCTTTCTTGCACCCCTTCAGCTCGTTTAGAAGCAACACTTCCCGAACAAAAGCGCTCTTCCAATGGCATTGATTTTTCTGCCGAGGGAACACTTGCCCATTCTTTGGGTGAAATTCGCCTGCGCCTTCATTTTAACCAAATTGGACACGAAGAATATGAACGTGAATACGAAATTATCAAGACCCACCCAATCTACAAAGACTACACTTTTGACGAACGTGAAGATTTTGAAGCTAACGTTGATAATTATGTACTATACGTTCGTTCTCAAATTGGTGAGGCTGACACGCCATTGTTCGAACAGCGTGTCGACTTTTCTGAATGGGTTCCTGACGGCTTTGGTACAGCCGATGTGGTTATACTTTCTCAGCACTCCATTCGTGTCATCGACCTCAAGTTCGGAAGAGGCGTTCCGGTCTATGCGCAAGATAACCCGCAACTTAGACTCTATGCCCTCGGAGCCTACGCCAAGTTCAAAGAAGAATGGCCAGAGATCAAAGAAGTCAGTTACACGATCCACCAGCCCCGACTTGACAGTATCAGTACCGATGGTACCAGCATCAGTAAACTTGTCGACTGGGCCAATTACTTCGTCAAGCCAAAAGCCAAGAAAGCGTGGAGCGGCTCAGGCGAATTCCTCCCAGGCGAATGGTGCCAATTCTGCCGTGCTAAAGCGACGTGCAGAGCGCGCAGCGATTTCAACACAGAACTCGCCCGTCTCGAGTTCAAAGCCGCGCCCCTCCTCAACGAAGAAGAAGTTGCCGAAGTCCTTATCAAAGCCCAAAACTTAAAATCTTGGGTAAACGATATTGAAGAGTACGCTTTAGATAAAGCCGTTACATGTAACACAGTGCCACCTGGATTTAAACTAACAACCACAGTAACACATCGCAAAATTAGCGACCATGCTTTAGCCGCTACTGTGCTTGTAGAAAAAGGTATGGACGCCCAAGTTATTTGGGAACAACCCAAACTTAAATCTATTGCAGCATTAGAAAAGCTAGGGCCAAAAGGACAAGTAACCGCTTGGTTAGGTGATTTGGTATTACGTCCAGAAGGACAACCAAAATTGGTTCGTGTTAAAGAAACCGCTGAGGATGACTTTAAATGAACTCTTGGTTAATTGGATTTATTGGTGTCGTTTATACGATTGTTGCAATACAATTTTTTATGAAAGGCCAAGTAGGCATGGGAATCTCATTCTTAGGGTACGCTCTAGGGAATGTAGGTTTAGTCATGGTAACATTACAATTATAAGAAAGGTACCCATGCAAATAGTTTGTCTAGGAACTGAAATTGAAATTCCTGATATAATGATTGAGAAATACATTAAAGACTTTGATGGATTGCCCGGTAATAACCACGAAGCTGTGGTACAATTACGAGAAGCTATCAATGAAATTATTGAAGCAGTTGCAATAGAGCCAGAAATTTTGCATAAACGAGAGTATTTAAGCGATTTTGTAAAAGCACTGGCGATGCGTCAAGCCTTAGAAACACATGGCATTCTGTACGACGCATAAAGTTATGTTATACTTGCAGTACGGGTAGACGAACTGGCCCCGATTGAAGACCAGTTCTAACGTAAAAAAGGTAACAAATCATGGTACAAAGCACCAAAGTAAAAGTAGTAACAGGCAAAGTTCGTTTTTCTTATGCCAACGTTTTTTCACCAAAAGCTGGTATGAATGGTGGCGAACCAAAGTATTCTATCTCTCTTATTATTCCTAAATCTGATAAAGAAACTATTGCTAAGTTGCAAAAAGCTTTTGAAGATACCAAGACAGCTGCAGCCAGCTTCTTTGGTGGTTCTGTTCCAAAAGGTTTAAAAGGTGGTTTACGTGATGGTGATGAAGAGCGTGATGATCCAGCATACGCAGGTTGCTATTTTATTAACGCAAACTCAGCTCAAAAGCCTGGTGTTGTAGACCAAGACCTCAATCCTATTATGGATATGAATGAGTTCTACAGCGGTTGCTATGGCCGTGCATCAATTACATTCTACCCATACAATGCAGCTGGTTCTAAAGGTATTGCATGCGGTTTGAATAACGTCCAAAAATTAGAGGACGGAGAGAAGTTAGGCGGAGCAACTTCCGCTGCAGCAGATTTTGCAATCTAAGTAGTTATGGGAAAGGCTGACACTATTCAGCTCAAGTACTCGAAGACGAACGACTAAAAAAACTGTCTTTCCCACCCACATTATCGTAGTGCAGGGAGTGTCCGTAGAAACTGCGGCCTCCCTTTTTTGCCCTTTACCAACCATACAACAATAGAGAAAATAAATGGATCAGTATCAAGAATACATTGCCGCCAGCCGCTATGCCCGTTTCGTAGACGAAAAAGCCCGTAGAGAAACATGGGGTGAAACAGTAGACCGCTATGTAAATTATATTTTTAGTCGCACACCAGCGATTAGCGAAGACACAGAATTAAAAACCGAATTACGTAGTGCTATTTATAACCTAGAACTTATGCCGTCCATGCGAGCCATGATGACTGCAGGAAAGAGTGCCGATCGTGACAATACTTGCGTCTATAACTGCAGCTATCTCCCAGTGGATGACCCCAAGAGCTTCGACGAAGCTATGTTTATTTTGCTCTGCGGAACTGGAGTTGGATTTTCAGTCGAGTCCAAATACATTACACAATTGCCCGAGGTGCCAGAAAAACTATTTGAGTCAGACCACACCATTGCAGTACATGATAGCAAAGAAGGATGGGCAAAATCATTACGTTTACTTCTTGCCCACCTCTGGGCCGGAGAAATTCCAAAGTGGGACGTCAGCAATGTTAGACCTGCCGGAGCACGACTCAAAACTTTTGGTGGAAGAGCTTCCGGGCCGGAACCACTGATTGATTTATTTAAGTTTACTGTTAATACTTTTAAACATGCACAAGGCCGTCGCTTAAATTCATTGGAGTGCCACGACTTAATGTGTAAAATTGGTGAGGTGGTTGTGGTGGGTGGCGTACGTCGCTCTGCAATGATCTCGTTGTCTGATCTTGATGATGAAAGGATTCGCCATGCTAAAGCAGGACCTTGGTGGGACACAGCACCGCATCGTGCCCTTGCGAACAATAGTGCGGTGTATAACGAAATACCTACTGTCGGAAAATTCATGGAAGAGTGGTTGTCACTTTACAACTCCCATTCCGGTGAACGAGGCATATTTAATCGGGAGGCTGCTAAAAAGGTTGTTGAAAAATACGGGAATAGAGATAGTGGTTTTGAGTTCGGATGTAATCCGTGCTCAGAGATCATTCTGCGACCATACCAATTTTGTAATTTATCTGAATGTGTAGTGAGACATGATGACAACAAAGAAACCTTATTGCGAAAAGTGCGGCTTGCCGCCATCCTTGGTACAATCCAAGCCACCTTCACAAAGTTCCCCTACCTGCGCAAAGTGTGGCAACGTAATACTGAAGAGGAGCGCTTACTTGGCGTTTCCCTTACAGGCATCTACGACAACCCTTTGCTCACCACCGAAGGGGAAGAGTTAAATGAACTCCTCGCAGAGCTCCGCTTGGCAGCAAGAGAGGCAAATGAGCAGTTTGCTGCAATCCTTGGAATCCCTAAATCAGCTGCAATTACATGTGTTAAACCAAGTGGCACAGTATCACAGCTTGTTGACTCAGCTTCGGGAATCCACCCACGACACGCTAAATACTACATCCGCAGAGTACGCGGAGATAAAAAGGATCCTCTCAGCCAATTCTTGGTTAGTCAAGGAGTTCCAGCGGAGGACTGTGTCTACAAGCCAACTCAGACAACTGTGTTTAGCTTCCCAATCAAAGCCCCAGACGGAATCACCAGAGACGAAGTAAGCTCAATTAATCATTTGGGGTTGTGGTTAACATATCAAAGACATTTTTGTGAACATAAACCATCGGTAACAGTTTCTGTAAATGAAAATGATTGGCCTGCGGTGGGTGCTTGGGTTTGGGAGCATTTTAATGAAATGAGTGGTGTATCTTTTTTACCAATGGATAATGGTACATATAAGCAAGCACCTTATACAACCTGTACAGAACAGGAGTATGAAGAGCTTAAAGCTAAAATGCCTGTACTTGACTGGAGTATTTTTAAGGAAGAAACAGACAATGTGGAAGGTGCTCAAACTCTTGCGTGTAGTTCCGGCCACTGCGAAATATAATGATAACTCCGGAAAAACAAGAGTACATGCGTAAGTACCGCGCCGTCAATAAAGAAAAATTGGCGGCGCAGGACAAAAAGAAAACTCAAGAGCGAAGAGTTAAAAACAAACTTAAAGCAATTGAGTATCTTGGGGGTAAGTGCGCACACTGTGGTATTGTTTCTGAGCATCGGGGCATTTATGATTTTCATCATATAGATTCAGCGGGTAAAAAAGCGGATCCCGGATCATTAATGCACTATAGTTAAAAACGTATACAACAGGAACTGGATAAGTGTATTTTGCTGTGTGCTAATTGCCACAGGATTGAACATGGAAAGGAGTAGTCCGTGGGCATGTCCTCCACTCAATCTACTCAATTGGAACCTAGCATGGACGTGGCAAGTCCTTGCGTGGGAAAATGCGAGCTCAACTTCTCTAGCGTTTGCAAAGGTTGCAAGAGAACAAGAGATGAAATTGCGGCTTGGACACGCCTATCAAACAGCGAAAAGCAACAGGTAATAGATAGAATCACATGGTGGTGATATTGGGGAGGCTTGCATAGCTCCCCTTTTTTATGTATAAAAAAGTATGTTAAAGTACTGTTTTGTAGGAAAAAATGTAAAGATGTAAGATTTTGTCAACAAACATGTCGATAAAATTAATTTTCTTCGACATATGTCAACAAATATGTTTATACTGTAAACTATTGTCAACAAAACCGCCAATACGTTGGCTTGCCTAAGGAGCATTTATGATTTATAGCATTGATTTTGAAACACGCAGCCACATCGACCTAGTCGACCAAGGGCTAGACATCTACGCCAACGACGACACAACAGAAGTGTTGTGTATTGCGTTCGGTAACCCTGCAACCGATTCCGTTATTGTTACAAAACCCCGAGTTGACCCCTCAAACGAAGACCTAATGTTTTTGTTGGCGCACGTCAAACGCGGTGGCAAAATCCAAGCATGGAACGCCATGTTCGAGTACGCCATCTGGAACTGCGTCTGTGTGCCTAAGTACGGCTGGCCACCACTAAAGCTGGAGCAGTGCATTGACTCCATGGCTATTGCCGCGGCCAATAACATACCACAATCATTGGATGATGCTGGCGTGTTTATGGATGCAGAACACCAAAAAGACCCCCGTGGCAGATTTTTAATTCAAAAACTTTGTAAACCCAAAAAAGACGGAAAGTTTAATAACGATCCTATGCTTATGGAAGAGTTGTTCCGTTATTGCTCCCAAGACGTACGTACAGAAATGGCTATAGGAAGCGTTTTAAGGCCCCTTACAGCCTCCGAACAGGAGATCTGGTACCTCACCCAGCGCATCAACCTAAGAGGCGTACCAGTCGATCCACAGGAGCTCCATAACGCTGTCTTGGCTGTGGTAAGGGCACAGGATGCCATCGACAATGAATGCGTCGCCTTGACCGGTTGTAAGCCGTCTGAGAGGGCTAAATTGCTTAAGTGGGTACGTGATAGGGGTTTGTTGATTGACGATATGACCGCCGAGACCGTTTCAGCTAAGTTAGTGGATACTAACATAAAGGGCACTGTGCGTCGTGTGTTAGAATTACGCCAAGAAGGAAGCCAAACTAGCGTGGCTAAGTACGCTAAGATGATGGAGATACAACGTGAAGGACGGATTAGGAATACACTGGTATATCATGGCGCTAGTACTGGCCGCTGGGCGAGCCGTGGTGGGCTCAATCTACAAAATATTGCTCGTCCCACAATCTCGGATGAAGAAATTGAACTTGCAATACCAAGCGTATTTAATGAAGGAGTTGGTACGATGCAAGAATTATCAAGCCTCGTCAGATCCGCGATCGTGGCCCCACAAGGCAAGACCTTCGTTGACGTGGATTTTAGCTCAATTGAAAACCGAGTTGGCGTGTACTTGGCTGGGCAAAAAGATAAAGTTGAACTGTTTAGAAAGGGATTAGATGAGTATAAAGTCTTTGCTGCAGAAAGCCTGTATAGAATCGGCTATGATCAAGTCACGAAGGATCAACGTCAGATCAGCAAATCAGCTGTCCTCGGTGCGATGTTTGGTCAAGGAGCTAAAGGTCTTGTTAAGTATGCTGAGGGGATGGGGGTCAAACTGACGGAGGGAGAAGCCATGAACGCAGTAAATAATTACCGCAGTTCATATTCAAAGGTGAAATGGCTTTGGGCAGCATGCGAAGCTGCTGCGACTGACGCAATTCAGAATCCCGGTATACCGTTTCAAGCGGGAAGTAAATTGGTGTTGAAGATGGCGAAAAATGTACTATGGATGAAACTACCGTCAGGTCGTTTGATCTGCTGGCAAAGGCCACAGCTCGAGTTGCTCACCACACCATGGGGTAGTGAAAAGATGGGTGTCACGGTTCATAGCCAAAACACCTATACTCGTCAATGGAGTAGAAATACTTTGATTGGTAGTAGTATCTTCCAATCTGCAGTTCAGGGTACAGCGAGAGATTTCTTGGCTAATGCAATGCTCAATTTGGAAAAGAATGGCTATGAGATAATCAATTCTATCCATGATGAGGTGTTGCTCCTATTTGATGAAGATAAAGCAGAAGAAGCGCTGGAGAATGATGTCATGTACATTATGACCACACCGCCATCATGGGCGCCTGACTTTCCACTAGCCGCAGAGGGCTGGGTTAGTAAGCGTTATAAGAAGTGATTACTTTTTAACAATACCACCTTTTTTGTACATCGGGAAACCACGCTCCATGAGTTCTGCTCGCATCTCAGGAGTGATGGTCAACGCATTAACAGTCTCAGGATTCATATTACCAAGCACTTGATCTTGGTGTACTTTTTGACCATGTTTTTTAGCAAACTTGTTTAAGAAATCAGCTTGCATTTTGTCATAAAAGCCCTGCATACCTTTACCAGAACCAAAGGACATATTTTCACCTTTGATAATATGTTTATCTGCTAGTCTTGGAATGGTTTTAATTAAATCTGCTTTAGCTTCTTCAGGAGAGTTTCCAAAACCCGTAAAAGTTTCCATCTCTCCCGGAGTTTTAAAATGATACCCTGAAGTTCCCATATCACGAAGAGCCGCAGTACCTTCCGGATGGTGGGTTAAGTATGGTATTGTTTCACCAGTGTTATTTTTAATTTGATCAGCAATATGCTCACCAAAATGGTCTTTTAGTGCATCTTCACCAATTGAATTTTGGTACGGGGTAAATGATGTTTCACCAGGTCTTTTGAATGCAATTACATAATGACCTTGTGGTGTTTTTGTATAGTGGATTTCACTAACATTATCAGCTAACATTTTGTTATAACGTTGAGCTTGGGTTTTTCCTGTTGTCCAAGCCAACTTATCGTAACCACCCACAGCAGCATCATGCAACGCTTTCTTCATTAAAAACTCATTCCAGTTCTTTTTGAAGGGGGCATCTGGAACCACACTAGATAATTTTCGTTTTAATACTTGCAATTTTTCATCTGCAGCTGTAAATCTGTCTTGAATTTCCTGTGGCGCATCTTTCCCTTGGTCTGTCCAAGGTTTAGCATCTTCCAATGCCCTTATTTTTTCAGCATTTAAATCAAGAACCATTTGATCCATAGCTGGATTGTGGTAGCCTTTGTCACGACCTTTTTGATGCCAGTCAGATTGCTGTTCTTCTAACTTTAGTAGTTTTTGACCCAACGGGTTCTCAGCATCTTGACGACGCATGTGCATCAGCAGATTTTCATTTTGATTGTCGTCATGAAAGTGTGGTGCATCATAACGAGTTCCCGGGTTTTCATAATGGAACAGTTGCTCTTCATAGTTACCGTTTCCTGAGCCCACATAACCATGATATTGAGACGCACCAGGGCCCTCATCATAATATTCTGGCTCAATGATACCGTGGTCTAAAGCGTGTGAAGCTGCAGCTTGTCTGGCCTCATCTATATTACGATAATTATCAATATGTCCTTCTGGGCCATGCAATTCAATATCGCCCCAATTATTGCCGCGAATTTCATAATCATGGTTACGATGACGGATTACATAAGGACCATAATCCTCGGCGCTAGCTTGAGCATCTTGGGCAATAATTTCATTTACGTTTTCTTGGTGAGCTGGATCTGCATCAAAAGCTTCATCATCTAATCCGTGCTCTTCCTTATATTCTTGTCTACGCTGGTCATGCCAATCCGTATCATCGTATCTACGATAATTGTATTCAGCATTCATAGCGTCATCATCTAATTCAGCATTACGCCAATCATTATGAAAATTGTCAATAGCAGTATCGTAGTCTGGCTCACGCTCACCAGCATAGTTTTCACCTAATTTGGTCTCGGTAATTTTGTGTGGGGGATTTTCTTGTAGATGAGCCAAAATGCTTTCTTTGGTCACTGGCTCTGTATTGCCTTTAAGCAGTGCATCTAAACCACGGTGCTGAATTTCTTCTTGCTTAACACCCGGCTCTTTGACAAGCATGTTGTATAGTTGATCGCCAGTGCCTTTGTTTTGCTTAAGGTTAAGCGCAGCTTCTTCCAAAGCAGAATACGCACCCAATTCATTCTTAGGCGCAAATACACGACCTTTGCTAACATCTTGGATAGACAAACCAACCGGCAAACCTTTGGTTAGCATAGCAGTATCTTTAGCCAGCCCACCTATTCCAGGACCAATAAATGAACCAACATCTTCAAGCGTTTGTGCACCTTCGTGAGTTGGTGTCATGCGAGGAACGTAATTTAAAATATCACGAGTTGTTGGTAGTTTTGCTTCAGGAGAAACCATACCCTGATTAGTACCAGTTAATTTTCCCAAATTGGTTTGAAACGCGTTAATACCCGTACGACCCAATTCTTCAATGTCACCAAACACTCCAGGAACAGCTGCTACAGCACCACGAACTACAGATTCAGCCACACCCGGAATGGATTGTCTAAGTCTTCCTAGAGCCTCTCCGGTTGCGGCCAACTGTTTTGGGTTTGTAAGCCCTTGATAAATATTGGTGGCTGCTTGACCCAGTGTAGGTTCTGGTTGCTCTCCTTCGGCTAAATAGTTAGCTGGAGCAACAGCACCACCCTGTGCGTAACCAGAACGACCATAAGTCTTATCAATTGCATAGTTAATAGCCGGAGCACCTAAAGACAATGCTGTGCCCACACCACGAGTAAGCGGTGTTGGAATAACTGTCATAGCAGAACCAATACCACCTAGCGCACTAATAACAGCGCGAGATCTATCACCATGCTGCCAGCGGTTATACGCATCAGCAAAGTCCATACCCGCCGCGCCCAAAGAAGCTACCGGCAATACAGTATTTAAAACTTTGCCACCAACACCTGTTGGGGAGCCAATGAACTTAGCAACATCACCAGTTTTATTGAGCAACGATTTAGCCACTGGAGTTGCTTCAGCAGTTTCAGCAACACCTTTAGATGCAAGGTATTGTCTTGCACGTTCTTGGGCTTCTGCAACAATCTTAGCTTCTTCTTGTGCTTTGGTTAGCGGAGGAGGGCGATTAAGCACACCCTCTTCAGCCAATTTTCTAGCGGTATCCCCTTCAATAATAATGCCAGCTTTAGTAGCATATGGATTACCAAAATCTATTAATGGTCTACTCGGGTTAAGTCCAGCACCTTTTGCAACTTTTGCTGCTTCTTCTGCAGCGGCTGCACGTTGTGCTGTTCTAGTTTGTTGTGATATTTCGTTAGACAAGCCTTTAGTTAAAGCTTCGTCAACTTGACTAACCGCAGAACCAGTGCTTGGATTGATAACCTCAACAGATGGTTTTGGTGCGCCAGCAAACTTTTCTTTTTTTGATTCCAAATAAGCTTTAATAAGCGGCATAGAAGATTTAGCCGTATCAAACAGCGTATATTTGCCAGCAATTGTTCCGCCAACTGGGATACCAGCCAAAGCACCAACCGCAGCACCAGCAACTGGGCTAACGTCACTAGAACGACCAACCGGCTGTTCTTGAGTTTGTTGTGGCGCCGGTAGTACTTTAGGACCAAACTCATTGATAAAATCCTCATCAGTGTGGTTTGATTTTAAGTAAGCATCACGATCAATACCGTGCTGTTCTGCAAGAAACTTTGCGGTTTCTTCAGGGCCATATTTTTCTAGAGATGCTTTATAGTCGAACGTATCGCCCATTACTGACCCTTTTTACGGAATTCGTCAAATTTAGATGATGCTGCTGGTGTAGTTACATGACTAAAGGTTTTACCATCTGTTCTGGTATCGTCGTTTACTTTGAAAATAGTTGGAGCTATTTTAGCTAATTTACCACGGGTATCGTCTTCCAATTTTCTGTATGTTGGGTCATTTTCAAAGTCAGCGTAGCTTGCGCTATCGCCACCATGAGTTGCTTTCCAATCAACCCAAAGTTGTTTTTTGGCTCTATTAAATATAGCACCTTCTTTAATAACTTTAGCATTGATAATATTGGTTTCTGGTAAATACTCAGGACCAACACCTTTGGTACGCATAGCCATGTTTTCCAATCCAATACCCATACGAGCACCGTGGAAAATTTGCGCTGCGTAATCAACACCTAATTGAGCTGCCTGTGTTGCTAAAATATCACGAACACTTTGTTCTTCAGAAGAGAGCCATTTTGCTGCTTGTTCTTCAGCATCCTTTTCACTCTTACCACGAAATTGTTGTATGTTAGCAAGTGCAGAAGGAAAGCTACTGATAATACCTTGTTTAGCAATACCAGTTATGTTTTGGTATTTAGGATTAGAAGCAATCGAAATAATAGCATCTGCTGCGTCTTCCATTTGTCTTGATTTTTCTGCGTTATCAATCATGGCCGCCTGACGATCACCCGCTTTTTCAGCTCCACGAGTTTTTTCAGCTTTGAGTGCATCAATAATTGCCATTTGTCTTGCATTTTCTCTAGCAACCCATTGTTTCTCTTCTTCTGGGCCCGAGAACTGAGGACGAACCGGAGCTGTTGTTGCCTGTAATTCCGCACGTTGACCTGGAATAGTTGTTTGTGGTGGGGTTACTGTAGGTTTAGCTACTGCAGCTGGTGCGTTAGTTCTAGCTCCCGGTAATTCCCAATGGTTAGGATCTTTTTGTGGGAATGGTTGAATAAACCCGGCGGCTCTTGCAGCTGCGTAATCTTTAGGCTCAATATCAATTGCATTACCAAACTCATGCTGACTAGTTCCTGGAGCTGCAACAGGTGGTCCTTTGTAGCCAGGTTGCAAACTTGCTTGTTTTAAATCAGTTTGTTTGGCAATATCACGATCACCACTAATAATAGGTATGTTAAGATCTGTGGCAGTTTTAACTGCAGTTCCCGGCATTGTAGGAGCAGCAGTGGTAGTAGTTGGTGCAGCGTTTTGTTGTGACCATAAAGCTTTTGCAGCTTTACGATCAGCTTCATTAACGGTGATAGGTAGTTCGCCAGTAGCTTTGTACGCATTGGCTTCGTTAGTAGAAATGTGTAAAGTCTTGTTAAGCGGACCAAACCAAGTATCTTCTTGTTTGTTAGCTGGCGCATCAAATTGTGATTTAGCAGAATAGCCAAAATGTGTTTTAGCCGCTTCACGTAAAATTGCTTCTTTAGTGGTATAATCCCAATCTTGTGTATTAGCTAACTGAAGTTTAACATCTGGATCATTTAAAATACTAGATTGTTGTGAAGGGGTTCCCTTAACACCCGGAATGGTTCCAGTGCCAGACATTAAGTTTTCAAAACGCTTTTTAGATATTTCGTTTTGTTCTGCAGATGCTTTGTAGCTTGCAATGGTGTTTTGCATACCTAACAATTGTTGCTGTTCTAAAAGCTTTTGACGATCACGTTCAGCAGTTGCACCAGCGCCTTGGCCGACAGCTAGCGCATCTTTAAAACCGCCCATAAGCGTTGGCAAAAAGCCAGTACGCTCACCCATCATTTTTTGCATGTTAGCTACAAGCTCTGCAGTTTGAGCCGGGCTAAGTGGCACAGTACCAGCAACGCTTGGCATACCCGGTGCAGTTGTGGGTTTTACCTGAACCGTACCACCACTTAAACTATCTAATCCTGGTTGATTATCTTCTAGCATAATTTATTCCTATTAACCTGCACCGTAAGCATTAGGGTCATAAATAGATCCAGATTGGTTTGAATCTGTTGAAACGTTACCTGTATTTGGATCTATTGTTGCGTTTATAGCATTAGCCCCACCGGAAGACACGCTACCGCTAGTGTCAATTAACGTTCCGTCCGGTTTATATGTTTGACCATTATAGATGTAGTTTCCACTTTGGTTAGGGTCTAAAGTGGCGCCAGTTGGAACACCACTTGGCAATGCTCCGCTTGTTGCGCTACCGGCTACTAACTTATCCAAACCTAAAGACTGTAGAAGGCTCTTACCGGCTGCAGTATTGTTTAACGCAGATAAACCACCATTGAATGCAGTGCCAAGCTGAGTAGCAGCTTGCAGCGCAGAGTTTTGAGTTTGTTGTGATGCAGTAGTTGGTGCGTTTACTGAGTTTACTAAGTTGGCGTAATTAGTTACACCTTGGAACGGGGCGTTCATCTGCGCCGCGCCGGTGGTTAGGCCAGAAGTAATACCCTGTGCACCCACGTTACCCAAACCAGTGGCCGCAGAAACACCGGTCTGCTGGTTTTGTAACGCGGACTGCATTTGTTGAGCTTGTAAGTTAGCGAGGGCTTGTGTCTTAGCGGTGTCAACCGCTGTTTGGCCACGTAGGCTACCAAAGTTACCCGAGCCAATTGCTGCACCTTCTGCGCCTGAGGTAAGCGAGGGCAGCATGGTGTTTAGTTGGTTTTGCTGAGCAGAAAACAAACCACCTAAGGCAGTGTTGGTGTTTGGTGTTACGGCGCCAGTAGTCGGGTCAGTAATCCAAGGATTAGCAGCTCCTTGAGCAATCGTGTTTAGTGTTCCCTGAGACTGCGTAAATGGATTAGCAGCACCTTGCAGGGTGTTAACCGCGCCCTGAGCAGCAGTGTTCTGAAACTGTGGTGCGGCTTGCTGCGCAGTACCAGCTTGGTTAATAATATTTTGTTGGGCTGTGTCGTACCAACTTGGCAGTGTGGTCTGAGTAACCGCAGTGCTTTGTAGTGCGTTGTTTAATCCAGAAGATCCAGTTGTTGCCATTATGCTCTCGCTTTTCTTTTTGCTTCTAATAGATAACCCAACGCGCCCTTGCTGTCGGGTGGTAGATGTTTAGCGTCTGCCTTACGCTTGTGCTCTCTGATAGTCTTTAAAAACTCGTCTAGTACCTTGGCGCCACTATCGTTGCTGCCGTTACCCAGTGATGATACCACATCAGCGGGAATAACAAACTCACCGTTTGCTAGCATCGCTGGAATAGAGTCGCTAGTACCGTCTCCGTCACCAGTTACGTAGCGGTGATGGATGGCGTTCAATCCACCCTCGCTAAAGAATTGTGGGTTGTGCCCCTCTGGTAGCGTGCGGTCTTCAAAAGCCATTTCGCCACCAGTTGCTAAGTGTGGTGCGACGGCTAGCTGTGCTCCGTGCAGACCAAACAGGTTAGAGTGTCCAACGTGTTGGCCCTTCATTAAGCCTTGAGCCGCAGGAAAGCCACCCTCAGCCATGTGCATTAGTCCGCCCTCTTTAGCGTTTTGAATTTCGGCTAAAGACTGTGGATTGTACGTGGGTTGTTGATACGTTTCTACCGGTATATCATACCTTGACGCCAACGGTGAGGCGATCTGCGTACCCTTAATTGTCTTAGCTGTTGGCAACGGGATGCCTCCTAATGTTGGTGTTGTTCCTAATAATCCTAATCCAGTTAATCCTGCCGCTGTACCAGCCACCGTTCCTGTCGATGTGCCGGTGCTAGTACTAGCTGGTGTACTAGCTGGTGTACTAGCTGGTGTACTAGCTGGTGTACTAGCTGGTGTACTAGCTGGTGTACTAGCTGGTGTACTAGCTGGTGTACTAGCTGGTGTACTAGCTGGT